TGGATATACTAAGGCTTTACAAGAATGCCATTCCATTTGTATAGAAAATTATTTAGAGGGAAAACTTTTCGGGCGCCCGGGTATTAAAGGGTCCGATATGCCGTCTCATTATCGTGTTTGCATGCGAAACTGCTTAAGGAACAAAGGGTACGAGGACTATTAACTTCAGACAGCGAGATAAAATGAAACGCGAGACAGCAGCGAAAATCGTCGATGCAGCAAATAGAATAGATGACATTCTCGAAGAGCTTGGAAAAATTTCTTGGGAAATAGAAGACGATTCTGAAAGAAAAGAAATCAGAAGAGCCATAGTATCTTGTATCATTATACTTTATGAAAAAATAACTCGTGAAGCAGTTAAAGATTTTCCTGACTTACATCCCGATCGCGATCAAAAGCAAAGAGGCGATCCTGATTGACATATAGATAAGCGGAGTTCCATTTGCCAGAACGCAAATAAATTGCGAGCGAAGCGCGGCAATCCATGCTTCAGCACGCGCGGAACTATGGATTGCCGCGTCGCCGTGCTCCTCGCAATGACGGCAATTTCCATCGCGAAGTCGGTCACAGGAGCGTCCACGCGGCATCTATGTCCCATCCAACAGGCTTTCCTTGGCGTCTCCGCGCCTTGGCGTTTCAATCCGCGCGTAACCACCCGCGCCGTCTGACCCACGTCGACCGCCCCTAAACCGCCACTGACCCAATCGCCGTCACCACGGTCTCGATGCCGGATGGCATGGTGGCCAGCGCGTTGGCGAATGCCCCCAGCAGCTTCCCATAAAGCTGGTGCTCCACCGCCGTCAGTTCGCGCAGCCGGCATCTTTCCGTCCGCGCCAGGCCGCGCGCCGCGTCGCTCATCGCGCCGCCTTCGGCCTCGACCTTGGCCAGCATTTCAACAAACCGCCCGTGCAGCGCGTCGTCATCGGCGATCCGCGCCAGCAACGCTTTCACCCCGTCCATCCCCTCAACCAAAACCACCCCCATCACAACTGGAGATTACCCATGAACGCCAATCCCACCGCCGAAACCCTCGCCCTCATGAAGGACGCGCTCGGCAAATCCATCACCATCGGAACCGGCCTCGTCGCCTATGATTTGCAGGCCACCGCCAAGAATCTCTACCCGGCGGCGACGCCCATCCGCAACGTCCTTCCCAGGGTCGGCGGCGGCACGGGCACGGCCACCAACTGGCGGCAGGTCAACGCCATTATCGGCTCCGGCTGGGATGCGATGGGCTGGGTCCCCGAGGGGCAGCGCTCCGGCCGCATGAGTTACAACACCGCCACCCGCTCCGCCTCCTACGCCACGGTGGGCGAGGAGGATTCGGAGACGTTCGAGGCCGTGTCCGCCGCCCAGGGCTTTGAGGATATTCAGGCCACCGCCACCATGCGCATCCTCCAGAAAATGATGCTGAAGGAGGAAAACGCCTTCCTCGGCGGCAATGGCACGCTACAGCTCGGAACCGCCCCCACGCCGACGCTTTCCGCCGGCGGCTCCGGCTCCAGCCTTCCCGCCGCGACCTATTCGGTTATCGCCGTCGCGCTGACCTATGAGGGCTATCGCAACTCCACCGTCGCGGGCGGCGTCGCCACGTCCAAGACCATCACCGGCGCGGATGGCGCGACCTTCACCCTGAACGGCGGCTCCTCCGCCGCCTCCGCCAACGCAACCCAGGCGGTAACCCTGGGGCAAAGCCTGACCGCGACCGTGTCGCCCGTCACCGGCGCGGTCGCCTATGCCTGGTTCGCCGGCCCCGCCGGCTCGGAAAAGCTCCAGGCCATCACCACGGTGAACAGCGTCGCCTTCTCCGCCGCGCTCTCCACCTCGGGTCAGCCCGCCACGGCCATCACCGCCGACAGCTCCGCCAATCCCGGCCTCGCCTATGACGGGTTGCTGACCTCCGCCCTCAAATCCGAATCCGGCGCCTATGTCAGCTATCTGGGCACGGGCGCCACGCTCACCGCGTCCGGTCGCGGCTCCGTCAACGAAATCGACCTGATGCTGGAGCGGATGTGGGACACGGCCCAGGTCAGCCCCACCGTCCTCTACGTCAACAGCCAGGAACAGCGGAACATCACCGACAAGGTGCTGAACAGCGCCTCGTCCCCGCTGCTCCGCTACACCACCGATGGGCAGGACCCGTTCGCCATCGTCGCCAACGGCGTCGTCGAATATTACTACAATCCCTTCGCGCTCGACGGCGGCTACAAGATCCCGGTCAAGATCCACCCCTTCGTGCCGCCGGGCACGATCGTCGGCTGGTCGGAAAACCTGCCGGCCCAGTACCAGTCCAGCAACGTCCCCAACGTCGCCGAGGTGAAGACCCGCCGCGACTATTACCGCATGGACTGGCCGCTCAAAACCCGCGCCTACGAATTCGGCGTCTACGCCGAGGAAGTCCTCGCCGTCTACGCCCCCTTCGCCATGGGCGTCATCGGCAACATCGCCAACGGCTGATCGGCGTTCGTCGGCGGCTGCGTCACCCTCACCCAAACCTCTAATTCATGTCCCTCTCCCTCGATGGGAGAGGCGAGGTGAGGGTGATCGCAGGCCCAATCCCGGCCGCAACCAGGAGACCCCCATGGCCGCAGGCGATCTCATCACCCTGGCCGATCTCAAGGCCTATCTCGGCGGCGATCTCCAGTCGAATGACGATGTCGTGCTCACCCGCCTCATCACGGCGGCCAGCGCGTTCTTCGTCACCGCCTGCGCCTGCCCGATCCTCTCCGCGACGTACACGGAATTATACGACGGCAAGGGCGGCGCCCGGCTCTACCTCCGCCAGTTCCCGGTCACGGCCGTCACGTCGCTGGCGATCCACGGCCGGCCGATCCCGCAGGCCGCGCCGGGCCTGCATGGCTGGACCCTGAACGGCAACGTCCTGCTCCTCGCCGGCTTCACCTTCATCCCCGGCCTCGCCAACATCGCGGTGACCTACACGGCCGGCTACGCCAACCCGCCCGCCGACGTGGCCGAGGCGGTGATGGAGCTCGCCGGCCTGCGCTATCGCGGCAAGGACCGTCTGGGCAAAACCTCGGAGGGCATCGGCGGCCTCGCCACCACCGCCTATGCCCAAAAAGACGTCAGCCCCTTCGTCGCCAGCGTCATCGCCCGCTACCAACGCGCGAACCTCGCATGATCGCCGCGACTCTCTCCACCGCCGCGATAACCGCCTGGCTCAGCCAACTCGGCCCCAAGGCCGAGGCCGCCGCCGCCATCGCCGCCGCCGAAATCGCGGACCAGCTTCTCGCCATCGCCGACCGCAACCTCTCCGGCGAGGTCCTGAATGCCCGCACCGGCGCGCTGCGCGCCTCGCTCGCGGCCTCGGTCGACCCGGCCGCCAATCTCCGCGCCAGGGTCACCGCCGGCGCGCCCTACGCCGCCTTTCAGGAATACGGCTTCACCGGAACCGAGAGAATCCGCGCCCATCTGCGTCAGCAAACCCAGGCCTTCGGCCGCCCGATTTCGCCGGTCACGGCGCAGGTACGCGCCCATGACCGCAGGGTCGATTACCCGGCCCATTCCTATCTCCGGGCCGCCCTGGCCGAACTCAGCCCTCAAATCGCCGGCATCCTGGCGGACGCAACGGCGGAGGCATTCGCCCCATGAACCGCGAAGCCATCCAATCCGCCTTGTTCGCCTTGCTGACGGCCAACGCCACGGGCCTGACCGCGCTCCGCATCGCGTCGCGCCGGCTGAAGCCGCCGCAGGATGTCGGCGCCGGCAACTGCCCCGCGCTCTTTCAGATTTACAAGGGCGAGACGGTGGAATGGACGGGCATGCAGCCGCTCAAGCGCCTGATGCATCTCGAACTCGTCCTCTACGTCCATTCCGGCGACAAAAGCTTCCCGACTTCGTCCCTCCTGAACCCGCTCTTGGACGCGATCGACGCCGCCTTTGGCGCGGGGAACCCGGCTCAGGTCCAAACCCTGGGCGGCCTTGCCCGCCGCGTCACAATCAACGGCCGGATCGAGACCGACGAGGGCCTGCTCGGCGAATACGCCTACGCCATCGTCCCCGTCGAAATCCTGGTCCCCTGACCTCTCAATATAAGGAAATCCCCATGACCCAATACGCCTTCGGCATCGGCGCGCTGGTCGCGCTCCGCACCGACACCGCCATCGCAACCCCGGCCCAATTCGGCACGCTCCAGGACGTCCAGCTCGATCTCAGCTTCACGATCAAGGAACTGACGGGTCAGTTTCAGGCCCCCGCCGCGCTGGCCCGTGGCGCGCTGAAGATCACCGGCAAGGCCAAGGCCGCGCGCATCACCGCCGCCAATTTCAACAACATATTTTTCGGCCAGACCCTCTCCACCGGCAACACTCTGACGCAGCTCAGCGAGGCCGGAACCGTCCCCGGCGCGGCGGCCTACACCGTCACCATCGCCAACCACGCCACGTTCGTCGCCGATCTCGGCGTCGCCTACGCCGGCACGGGCGTGCTGCTCACCCCCGTCGCCAGCGCCCCCGCCACCGGCCAGTATTCCGTCGCCGCCGGCGTCTACAGCTTCAGCGCCGGTGACGCCAACGCCGCCCTCCTATTCACCTATACGTATACGACCGCGAGCGGGACCAGCCTCGCCCT